CCCATCGTCGCCAAAGTCCACGTCCAGCCCGACAGAGAAGCCGGGCGAGCCGTTGGACCTGACGATTGGGCGAATCATCGTCCAGTGCTTGTTGGTTCCCCGCTTGCCCATGTAGTTGAAGGCCAGCCGGGCATCGCCCTGAATGACCGCCCCATTGTCCTGCAAGGTGGAGTCTGCCTGCCAGACAGTTCCCGAGCCGTCACCGAAATACAGCGCCCCGTTAGCAGTAGCCCATGTCACCGCGTTCAACCCGGTGAAGCGGCACCAAGCGCCGGTAATGGTGTTCATCACCAATTGAACGGCCGTTGAATTTGCAGCAGTGGGAACGTTGACCATCAGGTATCGACGCTCTGGATAGACCTGTCCCTGCCAGCCGAAATTGGACCCGTAGCTGCCGATATACTCGTTAAACAGCGGATTGATCTTGGCGGTGACAGCAGCTTTTTCCGCCTGCGAGCGGTCGAATTGAAGCATCCGGCGCATAGACACAGCGCCGTCAGTCGTTATCCAGATCAGGTCGCCGGAGATTTCGATGGAGCAGCGTCGCCCAACGGGTTTTCCTGTGGCAAACAACCCCACCAATCCCCAGGTGGCGCTAGAAGCTGGATCGGTGCCAGCGTAAACAGCCACCTCTCCCTCGCTGGAGATAAGGGCAAGGAAATCGTCTGGCCCGTCACCAGAGTCAGTCGAGAACGATCCGAAGCTCTCAATATACCCACCCCGCTTGAACACCGCCCCCAACGGAAACTTTACCGCCGTCCCTGCAATCGCTTGGGACGGCAGATACCATGCGTTCATCGAGTCCTTCTGGAGGAACCAGAGACGCTCTTTGTGCTGCATGACGTTGACAAGTGTTGACGCGGTCAGTCCAGAGGAGGAAATCGAGGCGTCGGTGAACGAAGAGCTATCGTATATCTGCGGCGTGTCGGCCCCGTTGACGGCCATCAGGAACAGCCCGCCGGGCGTCTCGAAGTTGGTATATTGCCAGTCGTTAGAGCTGTAGCCAGACGCTACGAAGGTTGCAGCCGAGCCTGCGCTGGTCACGTCCCAGATGTTCCCACCACCAGCGGCGAACAGCTTATCGGCACCAGTGGCGGCCCGGTAGACCATCAGGCTGCGAACAGAAGCCCCCACCCCGGTCCTGTGCGACTCATGGCCCTTTCGCAGGCTGCCATAGCTCGACTCGGGAAACAGGTTGTCGAGAGTAACCGCGTCCTTTTCGTCCATGTCCGCCAGCGAGTCGCGCGCGTTCAATCCACCAACGGGGAACGAGACGGACTTGACCAGCGCTTTCTGGCCGCGATTTACCGGAACGCGACGGGCTGCCTTCATGTGCCAAAAGTCCCGTCAGGAATGTTGGGCATCGCCAAACGAATGGGCTGCGGGCGATGCAGGCTCAGGGTGGGCTTGCCGCCGTCATGACCCATCAGGCTCTTTAGCCGCGTCTGGAAATCCGCGAAGGGCTGGCTGTAGTCCATGCCCTTGGCCGACAGAAACCGCCACATGATGCCAAGCGTCAGCAATTCCTCATCCAGCAGCGACAGATCGGCGTCTGCCGTCATGGCAATCTTGGGCGTCGCCCCCGTCGAATCGGTCGCCCAGTATTTGCTGACGTACTCGTAATAGACTGACTGGCCGGCCGTAGGTGTGGGCGTGATGTAGAAGTAATTGCCCATGATGCGAAAGGCGAACTCGACCGACGTAACCACAGGGCCGGCCTGTTCACGCTGCCATTCCTGCGGAGACAGCGGCCCGGCGATCTGCCGATTGAGGGTGCGGTTCCACATCGAGTCATTGACGATGTAACCAAAGTCAGCCGGCAGGGCCGACTGCTGCAATGTCGCAACGGTCGTTATCGAGCCTTCAATGCGCAGAGCCTGCCACGGGAACTCGCGCAGGATTTCCTTGCCAAGGGCGTTAAGCAGGCTTCGCATCTGCACGGTTTGAGCATCGTTCGACGTGAATACCTGATTGGGGACGGTCAGGAACAGACGCGCGGTTGCGTCCTGAACGATGCTCAGGGCTGTCATACGGCAGCCGCCTTCTTCTCAGGCTTCTTGCTGGCGGCAGCCACAACGGCTTCCAGATCGGCCAGACGCTTGCTCAGGTCGGCGTTCTCGCCGGCCAGCCGCGAGACTTCCGCGCCGGAACTCATCTGCGCCAGATGGGCCTGAGCTTTCTTCTTCCAGTTCTGCGCGCCCATGCCCAAGCCTTGAAGCTGGGTGCCTTCAAGGGCCGCAAGCTGCTCGACGGTGTGAACGCCCGCTGCGGTGTAGGTCTTGGCCGTGGCCCTGTCCATCGCCGCCCATTGGGTCAGCGGCAGCCCTTCGGCCGCAGGGCCGGTAGCGCCGGCCTTGAACATCTCGATGATGTGCTTGTACTGGTTGTAATAAATCTCGTTCTTATCGACCTTACCGTCGATGTCGGTCTTTTCGACCGTGCAGGCGAACACCTGCTTGGGTGCGCCGGGCGCACGAACCGCCAGTTTCAGCGCCTTATCGTAGACCGGATAGCCCGCCGCTTTCGTGCGGGTCTGATTGATCGCCTCGTCCCACCACAGTTCAAGCCTTACCAGCTTGTCATTGGGGTCCATGTACATCTTGCGATCTTCACTCATTTGATTCGCATTCCTTCCGCTCGGCGTTTGTTGATGTGCCTGCACAAGTCCGGCAGTAGGCCGTCACCGTGAGCCGTCACGGTGCAGCCTGCACTGACCAGTCTTTGCCAGTGCCACCTGAATTCATCGGCCTGCCGCGCCATCCATCCGGCACAGCGGTAAATCCTGTCGAATTGTTCCATCTTGATTTCGATGATCTTTTCGCCATCGTTCAGGCTTTGCGCGTAGGCGTGATGCGCGTCGTCCCGATAAGAACTGTCCATCCCGTAGATGTGCAGTTTCCGATACCCCGCAGCGTTGGCGAGGAACAGCGCGCGAAGCCCGACCGTGCCGCCGCCCGGAAGAAGAATGCCTTCCTTGTTCTGCGCCTCCATGCAGGCCTGCTCTCCCTCACCGCCCTGGTGGGGGTGCCAGAGAATGACCCGCCTTCCTTCAAGCACATCGAACAGCGACGGATGGCAGATCGCGGCAATCAGGTAATCGCAGTCCGGTGCGCCCTCAACGAAGGCGACATTCTCTGGCCGCGCATCCATGATCACGATGGCGTCGAACTTTATTCCCGCGTTTTCCAGAACGCGCCAAGCGTTGTTGCAAACCCAAATCTTTGCGCCCTGCCGGCGCTTCTCCCGAATGCTGTCCAGCGTATCCAGCAGCGACGGCGCGCCACCTACGATGCAAAGCTGCTCTTTGCGCTCGGGCTTTAGGGAGGCCCAAGGAAGGTCGCGGGCGCAGTTGATGCGCCAGTGATCCATCAGAACAGACGCGGGGACGTTGGCTGCCCCAGTGAAAACCGGGGCATTAATAAAGGTCCGGGGAGTTGCCCCCCCGGACCCAGTTTCTACCTGCATCAGGCTTAGAAGGTGGCCGATCGCGGCGAGGTCATGATGCACTCGCGCGTCGAAGCGGCAGTCGCCGCCGCAGCCACGAGAACGATGCCCTCGATCTTGACCAAGGAGGTCGTCGCAGTGTCGTCCAGCTTGCCGGCCGTGGCCGAGGTGTACAACGCCACGTCAGCCGCGCAAGCACCCAAAACGGTGATGCTCACGTTGCTGCCCTTGGTGCAGACCCAGCCGTAGTCGCCAGAGGCGAACGCGACCTGAGCGGCACCGATGGTCCAGCCATCCCCCGCAATCGCGGTGGTGATCGGATAGGCGTTGTAGTTCTCATCGACGCCGACCACGTTGTATTGCGTGATGGCAGAGCCGGCGAGAACGTACAGGTATTCCTGCCCGTCAGTGGCCATAACGCGCGTGCCAAGAGCATGGCCGCGCGCGTTGGTCGAAGGCGTCTCGGCAATGTTCACGCCGAGCAAACCCGAAGTAACAGTCATTGGATTATCTCCTTTGCTCGGGGTTAGGTGAACAGCACGCCCTGGAGAGCCGCGTTGGACAGGGTCATATTCCCGGCCCAGCCGATCAGCTTCACCATCGCGTCCTGATTGGTGCTGAAACGATCACCACCGATTGGCACCATGTTTCGCTCGCGGTGCGGGCGGAAATGGAGATAGTCGGTGTTGAGGAAGTACATGTGGTTGCCCGGGCAATTGCCGCCCTGCCCGCCGTCCATGACCACGTCGGCGGTCATGTATTTCAGCGACTGGAAGCCCGCCGTGGCGGTTTCCGTGCCGGCGATACGCTGGATGGTCTGGAGCGAAGCCAGATAGGCCAGCCACATCGTATTGTCGCAGATGATCAGGTCCGGCTTGTCCGTGCCGCGCACCAACTCCGACCACATGGTATTCATGTGCCCGGTGATGTTGGTCGAGGTGAACGAGCTGGCACCCGCATCGACGATGTTGTTCTGCCAGAACGACCACGAAGCGCGGTTGATGCCGCCCACTTCGCCGGTCGTCGGATCGTCCGCCACCAGAAGCTGGAGGCCGCCGATCTGCTTGCCGCCGTCCGCCGTGCCAGCCGAGTAGAGATCGGCCGACAGGTTGTTCTTGAACGTGCGCTCGGCGTTGGCGATGCGCTTGGCGAGCAGGTCGATTACCTGGTTTTCGCCGGTATTCTGGAGCTGTTCCAGACCCGAGATCGAGACGGCAACCGCCGCCTGCTTGATGTCGAACTCGGCCGCCGTGAACACGTCGGACGGGCTGATATCGAGCACCTCATAGCCGCTGTAGCGCTTGTAGGTGCCGTTCTCGGCGTATTCCAGTTCCTCCACGATGTTGACGCCGCCGGAGAAGGAGCGGATTTTGCCCTTGCTCTTGAGACGGCTCAGAATCGCGTTGTTGTCACTGACGTTGTCCGCGAGCTTCTTGGAGCGGTTGCGGAGCGTAGTCGTGACGATTTCCGAAAGATTCGGAGATGCCATAACCCACCTCTATGGATTAGACGCGACCGACAGCCTGGTTGTAATTGCTGACCAGTTCGGCGCGTATGTCGTCGGGATGGTTCCCCACTGGAGTTAGTCCAATGGCAGCGGAACCGTTGATGTTTGCCTGCTGGGCTTTGCGCGCCGCATCCGCTTTGGCCTTGCGCTCGGCGTCTGCCTTCTCTCGCTCTGCGTCGAGTACGGCTTGCCGAACATTCGGGTTGGCCCACACCGCCTTGTCGTAAGCGTCCTTGAGGTCCGTAGCCCGATTGCCTGCCAGCAACGCCGCCATGTCTTCGCGAACGTCGTTGAAGTAGGGATATTCGGGGGACCGTGAGAACTGCTCGATCTGGCTGTAGATGGTCTGTTCCGAGGCTTGCGTTTGCTGGCTCGTGAATGCCTGCAACTTCTGCTCAAGCTGATTGATCTTGGCCTGTAGTCCCGTGGCGTCATTTGGTGCGGCCCCTTGGGGTGGCTGCTGCCCTGACGGCTGCGGGAACAGGCGGGAAGGATCAATCCGCCTTTGCTGAATGAAGAATTGGACGAAGCCGGCAGGATCGCGCTCGGCAAAGTCCGAAAGCTGAAAGAGTGTATTCAACCCCTGCTCGGGGCTGCCGTAGGTCGCGGCCAGTCTCTGCGCTCGGGGCGCGAGTACCTGGGCGATGCCGGAGAAGCCGCGCTCCATCTCGGCAATCTGCGACTCTCGGGCGGCGATTTCCTGCTGCACGGGCTTGGGAAGCGATTCCCACCGCGTCTTGGCTGCGCCCTTCCATACGGGGGGCGGGTCGATGCGGTCCTGCGTGAGTGGCTTGGGCTGCTCGGTAGGCTTGGCTTCGGTTGCCGGCTTGACTTCTGCCGGCGCGGCGTCGGTCTTGGGTGCGAATCGCCCCTTCTCATCGCGGGCGCGCTCGCTGGCCGTGCGCGTGTCAATCGCTTCGGGCTCGACTACCGGCTCCGGCTCTGCGGGTACTTCCGGCTCTATTACCGGCTCTACTGCGGGC